AAGATCTTCTTGTCCTGTAATATTACTAACATTTACCTCTGTCAAATTACAGAATTGGTATGGGCGCAAAGCAATCTCACAGCACGGATTAGTTCCCCAATCCTTATCATTAGATAAGTAGAATCCTGGCTCACCTGCACCCGATGCTTCTATTCTCTCCCACAAAGCATTAAAGAATTCTTCCTCTACCTTGTGTCGCAACAAAACCACGGAGTTATTGGCTCGTCCTCGCTGTGGGTTGGTCTCCCACCAGTTGCCAGATTTGGCAGCGATCATCTCTTGATCATCAGCCGAGAACAAAGAGATAAGAGCAGCACGACGAATACCGCCTGCCAACACAGCATCAGCAACATGACAAACGATATCATGCACTTCAATAGGAGTCAGCTTATCGCCATTCTCTTTCTCAGCAAGCATCCCTTCAATCTTAACTAGACATTCTTTTAGGGGCTGCGGGCCTGGTGCTTTGCCACCAGAGGTTACAAGGCGAGCGCCTTTAGGGCGAATATCACTAAAATCAAATCGTAACTTTGAGCCACCATAGAAGTAGCTACGCATAAGATATTTGACTGCATCAGCCCATCCTTCAATACTATCATTGATTAGGTACCTCCGAGTTCTATTTTGATTAGGTTTTTGAATCTCTGGTAAATCATCAATGTGATGTTGTTGGACAGAGAAGCCCACACCTGTTCCTCCCAGTAAGAGAAACATGATTTCACCAAAAGCTCGCCAGTCATCAACTGGCAAATAGGCGCAGTTGAATATTCTATTAGGAGCTATTTCAATGGGTCTACCACCAAACTGCATGGAACGCATAGAAGGCAAGACCTTCTTATCATACACAAGCTGATATGTTTCCTCTATCTCTTTCTTGAGGTTTGGATACTTCTTGATATGCATTTGCATATTACGACTTACTAATTCTTGCCACGTTTCCCTACGCTTATGTTCAGGAAGATACCTGGCATATTTCATGTAAACCGTTATATCAGATAGAATCTGTGTTGATAGATCTTGATCACTCATTGCTGTGCTGCGCTCCTGTTTTGTTCTTCTTTATTTGCTCTTGTTTCCTCTGCAAGTTTACGCAAACTTTCTTTGCTAAGAGGGTTACTAAGAGGGTCTCTCTCTTGATTGTTAGTTGTTGTATTTGTTTCAGTTTTTCGTTTTTGTTTGAACTTCTTATACTTTTGCTGTAGATGCTGCTTTTGCTCCTGAGCAGTTCGGGTAACAATAGTATTAAGATCATCTCCAGTCTGTGGTTGATGAACACGTAGTTTTACTTTACTAGTGTCAATAGCCATAGGAAAAACTAAACCATCTGGCCCGTTACGATTCTTTGCCACAAACATTCGTCCTGTGCCTTGTACCTTGTCGTCTGCTGTTCTGGAGATAGTGCAAATGAAGTCGGCAACGAAACATTTATTGAATGCCTCACTGATTGACTCCATAGTAATAACCTCCGCATTAAGTCCACTTCTGTTTGTCTGCGATGCGGTCCAAACAGGAATGTCAAATTTTTGGGCGATTCCCCTCAACTCTTCATAGATTGTTTCTATGTTGTGGCGATGCTCTTGTTTATAACTAGTCGTCACAGGACGCAATAAATCTGCGTAATCCACAATTACAAAATCTGGTTCTATCCCTCTTTGCCTCATCTTCTCTAGCGACGTTTCCAAAGTCATTGTAGTTGCAGATTTTGTTGGATACTCTTTAATAATTAGCTGTCCATCAACCTGTGATATTTTTTCTTTAATTTTATCTTTGTGGTCAAAAAGATTTGACAGAGGGACACCAGTCAGGCACGAATCGTACCGCTGACCTACGACTCCTTCGGCCAACTCTAATGTGTAGTGGATAACATTCTTACCGCTGAGTACAGCCATCGCACCCAAGTGAACTAATGCCATAGATTTACCAGCACCAGTTGGAGCAATAACCACACCCAACTCTCGCTTTCCTAACCCACCCCTAGTAATGTTATCTATCTCTTGCCAGCCTGTCATAGAGGGATCACGAGATACCTTGACATACCTTGTCTCAAAGTCTTGCACAAAATCATGTCCATGACTGTCGTCCAGTCCAAGATTGAGAGCGCCGTCAATAACCTTTTGGATCTCTTCAAACGAAGATGTTTGTAAAAGGTTTACTGACTTAAGGATAGCCTCTTTTAGTTTTTGCTTCTTACAGAAATCTAGTGACTTCTCTTTGACATAATCACGATCGTCAGCGTTTATCTGCCCTGACTTTATCTTGGACAAGTACTCAATGACCTGCTTCTTAATAACGTCTGGATAATCTTCCATCTCTGTTCTGATTACAGAAACCAGCGTATCAAACGTAGGGTGGACGCTGTACTTATCTTTGTAGCTAAATATTAGTTGCACAAACGCTTGTAGGTATTTTAATTCTAGATACCCAATATCTAGAACCTCTACCATCTGATTACTAAATGAACGATCTTCTAAGATAGCTCTACCTAATTTCTCTTGGAAAGCCTTACCAAACTTAGAGAAACTTTCCTCTTGGCTAATATTGGCTTCAGTCATGTTTTCTCCATTGTGGTGGAATACTAGAGTACATTATTTATTGCTTTTTGTTTACCACGATTTTCATACAATTTTCAAATAAACTATCAGTGGCTACACTGGTGAAACCTTCTTTCTTAATCATCAACCGAAAGGCATTTTTTTGTAGCCCTGGCTCACCTTGACTAACAGCCTCCATCAATCTAGATTTACCCTGAAGAGAGATGAGTGGTTCATAAAGCTGAACGATGTCATAGTTCATGCTTATAACATCCCGATGTTCTAGAATAGACAAATATGCTTTGGGACACTTTGGTTTAGCAGCCTGCTCTTCGCAGTAGTCAAACACATGCTGTAATGTGTAGTCTTTATCTTCTGATAGAAACGGTATTCTTCTAGCCACAGTTGCTATCCCAACTCTGTCTGCACCAATAATGTTATCAGACTTGTCACCCGCTATGGCTTTAGCAATTGCAAAGTTGCAGGGGTGGATAGAAAAATCATCTAAAACTTTGTTTAAGGTATAGATCTGTTTCTGTGTTGGCCTAAACACAATGGTTGTATCGTCACACAGTTGCAAAAAGTCTTTGTCGTTTGATGCGATTACTTTTTGCCAGTCAGAATACTTTTGCTGCTGGCTAGCCCAAGCGATTACATCGTCAGCCTCTACATCCTCTAAACTAAGCTGATGTACGGGGAGGAGTTCTAGTAACTCTGTCAGCTTGATGATTTGCTGTAATTTATTCTCTGCTTCGTCTTCAGGCGAGATTTTATATTCTCTATTTAGTCTAGGTGGTTTTCTTCCTGCTTTATAACCCTTATAAATCTCTTTACGCTTACGTGAACCGTTAGCACCTTCCCAGGCAATAATAACTTCATCAGGTTTAGTCTGAATCATGATATTCTTTAGCGCATTCAAAAATCCGACAACACCGCCTACATGATTACCATTCAAGTCTAAACTTGGGTTGACAACATAGCATCGGAGGAAATTATTCATTCCATCAACAAGTAATAATCTTTTATGCGTCACGTCGGTCATCTTCATATTCCATATCTGCTACTATGCCCCAAGCACGATCTCTCATGTTTTTAAGTGTAAATGCACAAATCTGACCATCGTTCTCAATTGGAACAGCTATCTTTACTTGTTTTGGCATCTCCAACATAATAAAACCTTTCATTCATCTTCTCCAAAATATATTACGCCATGGTCATGTTCTGTAGTAAACACTGCCTTACGAAAACCATACTTGGCTAAATTTCTTTGACACATACTACAGGGCAATGACAAACCTATTTGATCCAACCTACCTTTACGAGCAATGTACATTGTTGCCCCCTTGAGTTGATCTTTGTTCTTTACTTTTAATATTGCATCCATCTCTGCATGAATTGACTTACAGATTATCTCACCGTCGTCAGCCTCTACAACTGCATCTGGATGCGTCTTGATGCGATTGACACCAGAAGATAAAACCCTGCCACTCTTCACAATGATAGCAGCATGTCTGTGCTGTACACTGTAATCGGAGTTGGCAGAGTCTATCTTCCTGATGGCTGCTTTTAGAAACTTGTTCTCACGACACATTTTCTTCTACACTCTGCTCATATCCTATTATAAGCTCACTGTGTAGAATGTCAAGGAACCTTTGGCGAAACTCTTCTTCTTTGATTAGTTTATGATAATCCGCCTTTTGAAATTTCTTCTCGGTTCCATCAGTATACTTGAGTGTATACCAAGCTCCTGATCTTGGGCACAAATCCGAACCTCCCACAACCTTCAACCAAGAGTCCTCATCTCTGATACCAACATCACCGTTGGCCAAGTCAAACATAACGTTGAACTCACAGGTTCTATTTGGTGGTCCAAATCTATTCTTTACAATTTGTGCCGATGTTCTGTAACCAATCAATTGACCTTGGTCGTTAGTAATAATACCGTTAGCTTTGCCTGTGTGCCGAGTCAACCAGATCCTAGCTGACGCCTGATAAGGAAGACCTTTACCGCCTGGCTCAACACGGGTGTCCCCAAACATCTGACCAATATTAGTTTTCAACTGATTGGTAAGAACTAGAGCAATCTTTTGTTGTCCAATCATCTCGGTGATCTTACGAAGTCCACGAGAGATAATACGAGCAGACAAACCAATCTGAGAGGTAGGATCATAACTACCCTCTACTTCTGCCTGCCCAGGAGTAGCTGCTACACTATCCCAAACAATACAGACCAAACGATCAGGAGCTTTTTGTCGGACGTTGCCGATCACATTTTCAATCGCTTGGAAAGTGCTCTCTAATGTTTGTGTCTGGAGATACAGAAAATCTTTATCCGTTGTTAGTCCTAAGTTGGCCATCCAACGAGGATCGCTAGCATTCTCTGTATCAATATAGATTGCAATGCCACCCATCTTTTGACAGTTAGCTAGAATCTGTGTGGCAACCAAACTTTTACCACTTTGTGATTCTCCAGCGATAGTTGTAATCTTGCCAACTGGAATACCACCACCTTCACGGTTTGCGATAACCAAGTCTAAAACTGTTGAGCCAGTAGGAATCCAAGTTTTTACTTCGGTTGGGTTCTCGCCATGTAAGTCATAAGCAATAGTATGCTTTGCTTGTTTGTTGAGAGAGCTTCTTAGTTCTGACACTAAACTTGATTTTGACATTTATATTCTACTCCATTTCCAAAAAGGAGAGGCACCTGTACCCCGTGCCTCCCTGCGGGCTGCCTGGTCAACTAGGCCAGCAGATCATCAAACGCTTGGTCAATATCAGATCCATCGCTGGAAGTGTTACCGTTGGTACTAGCGGTTTGATTGCTGTACTTTACTGTGCCTTCACCTGTATCTTCAGAGGAGGCATTTAGAGTTTGATCAAGCAATAGTTGAGCTTGCTCTGTCGTAGTCTCTGGGAATACCTCTTCAAACTTAGGCATTGTATCCAAGAGCGTATCAATCTCTTTGTCAGTTTTGACTAACTTAGAAGCCTTACGGAAAGGACGGATGTCAGTTGTAGGATACATTTGTCCTGCCTTCTTGCCGTACTCCAAACGCAAATCTGTTCCTGTATGTGGGTCAGTGATATCGCCATATTCAGGATCAAGCACGATGTTCAACAAAGACTCGTAAGTGGTCTTTGAGAACCCCCAGAGTCGGACACCCTTATCTTCTTCGCCACGAACCACTACTGGTGCGAACACTCGCATACGAGGGAAGAACTCACGGGCCTCCTGCTTAGAGGCTTCGGTGCCTTCATTCCAAAGCTGATTACCAAACTCAGCAATCGGATCAGTGCGACCAAAGGTGCGAGGGCTGATCATGGTTGTGTTGCCATCTGCCCCCATGCGATAGTGGAACAAGTAATCACGGAAGGGATCACCGTCCTTTGGGCAAACAATACGGATGTTGTTAATACCCTCTTCTGGTTTCCAAAAAGTGTCGTTGTTAC